ATCAGGTTGTTCAATAGAGTCCCATTGTGCTTCTCTTAATGCGCGGGTCATACTATCACTGGTTATACGCATAGACTGTGGAATAGGTGTCAAGTCTTGAATAGTAAAGTACGCATCAAACATAGAGGCAATAAGCGGCCCACCGACACCGAATAGGATAGAGATAATAATCATCACAATGACTAGTTCTATTAAGGTATGACCTTTATCATTGATTGAAGTTTTATTACGCATATCATAAACCTTTCTCATTAAGGACAAAATTGGTCTTCAGGTGGACCAGCAAACACCATAATGTTTTCTGAAAACATTCTGGATCCAGTTGAATTATCGTTTATCTCGACCTTCAAGCATTTGCCAACATCTTTAGGATCAGAAGTTACTTGATACCCAGAGCCAGTGCATCCTCCACTAGCATTAGCTCCTTCAATAGAGGTGATGATACGTTGAAAGGTAATTGGTCCCATAGGAACAACAACAGGAGTCGAAGGATAAGTAGTTGAGTTTATCTCGATGAGTCCATTAACACGGCAATCTCCCAAGACAGTCTCACGAAGTTCCATAAAGACACCAGCAGCTTGTGTTTGTTCTCGTATCGCATTCTGACCTTTCAAAGTCTCGGTATACATTGGAACAAGACCAGCAACAACTATAGACATTACTACGATAAACAATATGAGTTCAATAAGGGTAAAACCATTTATAATTTTTTTCATCGGACCAGCCCCGTTGTTCCAAAGATTGTTAATGATCGACTTGTGCCATCCTTAGATATAGTAACACTTTGATTATTGACTCCAGGATTACCACGAGCATCAAATGTAATAGAGAAGGATGAGACAGTAAATCCACTATCCAACATGACAAGTGATTTAGCAGGTTGATTAAGAACATCTACAAATTCGTATTGATTATTACCGACAGATCTAATAGTGCATGGAGGTGAAATAGGTTTAGGTGTCCCAGGTAAAGCGACACCAGAGTTGGCTAAACAAACAGATTGCATCCATCGAATATCTTGTTTCAATTGATAGAGCAATGAATGAAGTTCCATAGTATTACCTGGCCACATTGATGTAGCAGAAACACCAAGGATAGATACTATGACCATTATCATAATGAGTTCAACAAGTGTGAATCCAGATTCTGCTGTTTTTTTAGATGTATACAAAATTACGTTTTTTCCTTTCTACCATTGATTCCTTTCTTAATAAAAGTTGTACGTCCATTTCACAATATTTATTATAAAAACTGTTGTTGATAAATAATACTACATTATTTTCTAAGTATTTAGACGTTTTTGTAAAATAAAAAAGAAAGGCAAAAAATGCAAAGTGTATTATCAAGAAAGGAAGTAAAGAAAATGAGTAGGTTTGTAGAAAGATGTAACATAAAGAAGAAAGTCGAAGAGGATGATTCCATGACAGATCAATTTGAGAGTTATGGAGTATCATTAGAAGATCAAGCTTGGATAAATGAGAAGGATCTTATGGAAGCACTTAATGAGATTTTGAATGTCGAGGAAGAAACCTTATCTGCATTGATAAATGATAAAGATGATATGGAACTTATGAAAGAGATTGATGAACTTTTCAAAGAGTTAGATTAAAAAAGTTGTAATGATGTAAAAGGTAGTAAAAATGTTGAAGAATGTATTATCAGAAGAAGAAGTAGAAAGAATAGTTAAGTTTTTAGAAAGAAGATGTGGGAACAATCACGATACAGAGGATGTTATGTCCCCACAAATGAAAGAAGCATTCAGAAAAGCTAGAGAAGAAGGTATATCATTATCAGAGCAAGCATGGCCTGATGATGAAGCTTTTATGGAAGCTGTCAGGAAAATGTTTAGATAATATTTTGTATGGTACAGTCAGGAAATTATTTAGGTAATATCTTGCTGTTTTCTTAATCTCCGATTGTATAGGTATGGTTCAAGTACAACTTGATATAGAACTATACCTATTGCACCAATCAGTACACCAAGAGACGCAGCTAAAAAAGCAGTCAAGTCCAAGTACATTCCCTGTGCTAAATGTACTGTTGTTGGAGTATTCAAAGCATTTGTAACGGTATCAAGAGTAAATGGTTTGACAATGGATGTCGAGGCTTCGATGCCCGTATCAATAGGTAAAATGAATGAGTCAACTACTTTGGTTGGTGGAACAGAACACATTTGTGGTTCTATGGAGGGTTTCCTTTCGCATGTAAGGGTATACTTATTGTTATTATACATTTTGGGGCGAAAAACATAAGTTTTTAGATATTGAAAATAAAAATAATTACTTAAATAAATATGATCCCGTTTTTCGGTGGTTTTTTGAGTCTTTTTTGATAATAGTAATAAAATAAGGTGAAATCGGATGACGCAGAAAAACCCATAAAAATATAGCAACGGTGTTTTTTTAGCAAAAATGCGAGGAAAATAAGGTGAATTTTTTGATGACTTTTTGATGAGAAGCGGAAATGAGCAAAATCATATAAAAATATGGCGAAAACTGAGTTCAGAATTACGTTAAGACAGGCTTCGTATCATGCTAGAAACACGTTAAGACAGGCTTTGGATCACGTATCTATGACCCCACGAAATGAAATGCGTTAATTTCTTGATTTTACAAAACTTTTTTCACATTTTGCCTCGCAGTGGAAACCCCTTAAAAATAAAGGGGTTTCCGTGTCAAGAAAATTTTACACCAAGGAGCGGTAACCCTGGAAGATGGTCCAGGACCCAATCAGACGCTCACCCTGGAGTATCGTGGCTTCAAATCCACACTGCTTCGCCTTCGCAACGGCCGCTTCCAACGTGTTGAAAGAATCTTGATGGGAGTAGCCAAAGTTTGTGAAGTGAATCGTGAACATAATGGAACCTTTCTGTTTGCGATTGATAGTGATTGCTCACTTGATGGTATGATTCTATCAAAACCGGGCTGGCTTGTCAAGAAAAAAATTGCCCATCGAGCAATTTTTTTTCAATCGTAATCGCGGCTCCCCCGGCGGAAATTCTTCCGGGCACTGGTGCCACCTTCGTCCTCGTCTTCGTCAAAATCATCATCCGAGAAATCGTTGCGGACATAATAGGATTCGGTTGCGGATAGCTTGCCAGTATCAACGAACTGGTCAATCAACATTTCGGCCGCAGCCTCAGCTCGTACCTTATTCTTGGAGGCAAAGGATTTTACCGTCTGTTCGTTGATAACCACACGACCCCGACCGTCCTCTACCCACACTGCCACGATGCTCATCTAAAAAAAATCCTCCTGGTTTGCGTTGTTGTTTTATTGGTTCTCTTCCTGCGCCATCCAACGATCGTACGTGTCACGATCGATTTCCAGCTCTTCACAAAGGGACTCGATGTGAGCCTCTTCCATCTGAGCCTCTTGGTCTTCCTGGGCCAACATGGCCTCCATGTCTGCGTACAGACCCTGGAGGATGTTCTCCAGCTCCTCGATGGAGGCAGTTGCAAAATTGATGTGGCGGGGACGGAACCCCATCAGGTCCTTGTAGGTGTCACTGATCTGGGCCGCCAATTCATCACGCACATTCATCATTTTACAAACTCCCTTGGGTTACTTGGTTGCACTGACTCAATGATCCAATCTTACCAAACATTGCTCTTGTTGTCAACCATTTTTTTGCTCTTGCTGCTTTTTTTTCAAAAAATCGCATTTTTCGGTCAAAACGCCCTAAATTATTGATTTTTGGGCTTTTTTGGCGATTTTTGTCGTTTTTGGTCATTTTTGCGACTTTTAAATTTTCTAAAATATTGATTTTTTTGGGGTTTTTCGCTGGAAACCGGCGATTTCGGATGATTTTACCAGTTTCCAGCGGGTTGGCCCTCTTTTCACTTTTTCTGGGTTATGGTTGATCCTACCTTCTGTTGCTCATCCTTGGTCTGGTTGGCTCTTGTGGCCTTTTGAAGCTTTGTCTCTTCCTTCAATCTGCCGTCGGCAGTAATGTGGTAGCCCATCTTTGCCATTTCAGCGATTTGCTTCGGAGTGTAAGTCATGCTCGTTTCCCTTGGGACGACTGGTTTTTCCTATTCACTGACACCAAGTATAGCAAAGGGGCAACTTGGTGTCAATGGAAAAATGCGCCTCAGACCTCTTTTTTGCCTACAGTGTAGGCCCGCAGGGCAGCGTGAAATGCCTCCTTGGTGGTCTTGATCTCCGCCGTGATGTGGCGATACATGGTATCCTCCGCACCGGCCCAAGTGTTGAAAACTCCAAGGGGTTGCTCGACATCGTTTTTCAGGATCACGTAGACAACGTTCATAGCGTCGGTCCCTTTCTTCACGGGCATAGTGTGTCTAACTGGGTTTCTGTTGTAGGTCTTCGTTTTCATTTGGTTTGTCTTCCTTATCAATTCCTTTTAAACTATTATACCAAAAATTTCGTGATATGTGAAGACTTTTTTAAATTTTCTGCTGTTACAGGGAGAAGTCGAAGCATTCTTTCATATCTTCCAGTTCGGGCAGCAGGACTGGATGGAGCAGCCGCTGATCGAAAGAATGTTTCACAACCATCATGGCAAGTTCATCTACGAACTTTCTGATCAACGGGCAGCTGTTGGTAATTGCATATTGAAAGATTGCGGATCTTGCAACGGGGGCGGTGATCCTCTCCATAAGGTAATCGACCATCTGCTCGTTGTTTCCTTTGAATGCTGATCTGGCTAGAGTAGCAGCAGCCAGACTGAACTTGCCACTGTCGCTGAGCATCATTGCAAGGTGCTGCTGGTGTTCGAAGACATAGTTGGCAAAAGTTACTTGGTCTTCGTACTCCAGCTCCAGGGAACATTCGATGATGGCCTGTGCAGTCTCACTGTCGTCATGCAGGATAACCAGATTGATGACCCTGTGCAGAAACGTCTTGGCATCGAAGGTCTTGGATTCTTTGAGCAGCTTGAGGCTAGGTTCATCCTTCAGGATCAGACGGATCTGGTGCTGGTCGTTATGTTGAACGGAATATTGGGCCAGTTTGTCAATGGTTTTGTGCTGTCTGCGTCTGATCCTATCCATTGGGTATCGCCTAGTGCTGGAGGTTCAGACCTCTTCCAGGAACTCTTCGTTGATCTCATCAACGATCCCTTGAAAGGATTCGGACCAGTCGAGAACCCATGCATCAACATCATTCTGCTGCTGCAGGTGGGTGAGCTGCTTGAATTCGGCGATCAGGGAATCAGGGACATTCTCGATGTGTTCAACATCTTTGGCCCGCTGGTAGATAGCGTCAGCGACTTCGTTCAAAGTAATGGGCCGCCGGCCATCATCGTCCCAGCGCTGGTCGTACAGATCGACCATAGTGTTATTGATAAGGGCATCGAAAATTTCATCGAACTTGGTGATCATTCTGCTTCTCCTTGATATTGTCTGGTAGCCTCTTCTGCACATCCGCAACCGAACTCTCCGAACTCATGGAAGGCACCGCAAAACTGACAGTGCGTGTCGAGCCACTTCTCTTGTTCGTCCCGATCTTCATCTCGCATTGGTGTGGTCATAGGAAAGGCCTCCCTTGGATTAGTACCGAACCATATGGTCGCAACCGCAGTCGCCCCATACATTGGAGTTGCCGCAGAACTGACAGTGTGTGGAAAACCACTCGTCCCGCTCTTCTTCGGTCATCTGGCTGAACATTTCCTGCATTTCTTCATCGGTCATTGCCTTGCTCCTTGGTGTGGTTTGGTGTCTTATTCAATGGTGATAATCTTACCACACCGGGCGGCTGGTGTCAAGAAGAAAATTGCCCAGCCAGCATTTTTTTAGGCAAATCTTGTGTCCAGGTACATCTTGGATTCTTGGAAGCCCCGCATCAGGAGCTGGTATCCGTAGTCGCTGGTGATGTCCCGATCATCGGAAAAGAAGGTGATAAAGTACTCACCTTCCAGGGTGTCGGTGGCTTGGTTGCGAAGGACGGCCACGTTAACACCACACTGCAGAAGTTCTGCAATGAGCTCTTCCTTTTGATCCTTGGGAAGCCGGGTGTTCCAGGCGGAGACATTGGTGCCCATTGTGGCGGAAACGCCGGATTGTTGGGGGAGGCGAGACATAAAGGCTTGAATGAAGGAATGCACTGCGTCTGTGGTCGAAATGGGATGATTCATGTGATCCTCTCAATTGGTAAGGGTCTAACTCTGTGTTTCATTATACAAAGTTTACCACACTGCTCGGGAGATGTCAAGGGGAAAAATTCTCCCCTTGACATTTTTTTCAAACGTACCGGGCTTTGGTGATATCGACGTTCCCGGCATTGAGCAGTTTGACCAGAAGCTCCTGGGGGAAGATGACAGCCCCTTTCTCGGAGATCCCTGCAAACATCCAATTGGAGCCGGTGAGATTGCGAGCCAGAAGGTCCGCTTGGGGTTTGTGGTACGTTACCACGGCCCGGTAATCATCTTCCTGAACGTCTTCCATCAGCTCGTCGTTCGTCATGTTATTGGCCAGAATCACACCAAGCCCCCAAGCATCCAGCCGAACCAAAATCTGCTTGATCAATTCGGCACCGGCGGAGGTGCTGGCGGTGAGAACGAACCGGACCCCTTTTTGAGCTTGTTCTTGAATGTGGTCAACCAGTTCGATGTTGGAAACTTTGATGCTATCCATTATGGGGTGCCTTTTCAGCTGGGGTTGGTTCTCATTTGATGGGGATGATTATAGCAAAAGGGTGCTGTCTTGTCAAATGGAAAAAATGCCCTCCTGGCATTTTTTTCACCAAGCCCAAAGGCGCTGCCACCATGATTGTTTTTTTGGTTTGTCTTCTTCCTTCTTTTCCTCTTGTGCAGGGGCAGAAGCGCCGTCTCCATGGGAGTGTATCACTGGAATATACGTTGACGTTGGTGTGGTGGGAGAAGTCACTGTACGCGGCTGTACGGGCGCTGTAGCCGGTTTAACAACAGGCGCCGGAGCTGGACGCACTACGGGTGCTGGGGCTCTCACAATGACAGGTACATGGACAGCGACAGCCGCCCCTTCAGCAGTAAGGGGCAACAGCACCAGCAAGAGGATAATGGTTTCATTCGCTTTCATAGATAGATTCCTTGTTAGACCTTGTACCAGAGGATAACTTCGACACCGTCTGCGTCTTCGCTCCATTCCGGCACGATCCCAAACTTCGCCCAGGCTTGTTGGAGAATATAGAAGTCCCGCTTGCAATCCGCTTTGGTTCGGTATCCGTGCCCGGCAAAGTCTTTGAGGCCACGGAATTTCAAGTTGCTCAGGAAAAACAGTATGTTTTCGGGTTCATCAGCGACCCTCGGGAATGTCGTACCACGACCGATGGCGTTGGGAAGGAAGAACACGTTCTGCGACCAGTCTTGGATGCCCGCTTGTTTACAGGCCTCCGTCAGGGACGTCAGAAACGCCTCCTTTGCCTCTTTCAATCGCTGTTCCACTATTGTAACCATGGCCACCGCTTCAGCAGCCGTATTCGGTGTGTCGATTCTGATTTCCATTGCTCCTCCCTGTCAGTTATTATACATACTCTTCCCAGCGATCCGCGAATTTCGCACGGAGCTTGGTCAGATATGCTTCGGTTTTGATTTTGCCCATAAAGCCAATGCCTTTTACGACCACGCCTTCGTCAACTGGGAATTTACCTTTCTTCACGGCCTCGATCAGTTCCCACGACAGAATGCCCTCATGGACAACTTCTGCACACTGTGGAAGGTGTCCGAACAGCTCCATAAACTTCCATGGGTCGATGAACCCCTTTTTGAATAACCACACATCAAACAGGCGGAGCTCATGCGGCTCGTCAATGACGTGTTGTCCGGCGAAGCTGGAGGGACCGAAGAACTCGGTATAGGCGGTGATGCGTTCGATCCTGGGGTGAATGGTTTTGACCTGCTTGACAATTTCCGCGCCCAGCTGGTCCTTGAACATTTCAATGGCTGGACCGAACAGAGGGTCAGAGACATCGAAGAGATGACGACGGGTTCCGTACTTATTCCATCCGGTCTTGGGCGACCATTCCCAGCGCAGATTGGAACCGTCGTATTTGTAGAAGAAAAGGCAAGGAACAGTATCAGCCCCTTTGGCTCTCATAATCGGTAGAATTGAATGATACTGTTCCATGGTGCTCTCCAGTTCTGAATTGATTTGATGGGGCTGATTATATCAGCCCCATCGGGGTTTGTCAAGCGGAAAATTCTTCTTCGCGAATTTTTTCCAGGGTCTTCGGGGTGTAGTAGAGGTCGAGCTCGGCACCCATCTGGATAAGCTCAACGATGGAGATGTACCCCAGCTCGCCACCGAAGCCGATGTCAGCCAAACCGAAGGCTTGATGCTGCCCACCCTTGCCCATATCTTTCTCGGTAATATGCCAGGTGCCCCGACCCAAGAAGTAGCGGAGATAGGCCACCGCTTGATCTCCCTTCCCGTCCTGTTGGTAGGTGTGGGGCATGGTGTTGAACATATTGGCCAGCTCGGTGATTTTGGCGCGGTAGAACTCACCTTCTTCGCCGGTTGCAAAAGACATCATGGCCTGAACTTGACCGGGAGACATAAACTTGCGGAGGGTCATCAGGGAGGTGAGAAGATCGACTTGAGAGGCTTGTTTCATGGTATTTTTTCTCCGTTCTATTGGTGGCAATCAATGGGATGATTATAGCAAACTGGACTGGCTGTGTCAAGAAGAAATTTTCTTCTTTTTCATTTTTTTATAGTTGTATTTTTGTATAACTTCCAAAATACCAAGAAGTAAACCGCGTGTCAAATTATTATTATTGTCCGCGTTTAATTTCTTCATTATCTCATGGGGTTTATTATCACGAAGTAAAGGATCATCTACTTTAGCTTTTCCGGCTAAAACACTGATCCCTCTACGTAATTCTTCCAACTGTTGGCGATCGGTCATTTGACATTTTTCGGAGTGTTTATATTCACCGGATAGTCTGGTTACTCTTGTTCTCTGGTGTGGTTTGAGCATTCTATATTCTTTGGGCATTCTATATTCCTTTTTCCTGCAAATTTTCAATAGCTTCCATAATGTCAAGGACAAGGGTGTTCCATCCTCGATCTGTGAGTTTTGCCCGCTCCATGCATTCACTGATGGAACCGACCGCTAAGGGGTTTTGCACTTCGACCATCTTGGCCAGTTGGCAAAGAGACAGACGCAGTGCTTCCAGTTCTTGGCGGTCGGTTTTCATCAGTTTATGCTCCTTTTGGGTTAGACGCTGGTGGTCAACACCGGCTTGCCACCACCGGCGACGAGGATTGCGAACACTCCCTGAGCCTCTTCGAGACTTTTGAAAGAGAGGGTCGTATTGGTCTTGTGGATGTCGATGTGGTACAGTTTGGCACCGGCTTCCTGCAGAATCTCTTTCCGCTGGTGCTTCAGCACATACTGCTCGAACACCGGGGTCAGGTTATCACGCAGCCACGTGCTTCCCGTCATATTCTTCGGGAGAAACAGATCCGGATCGAATCCTTGGTGGTTTGATTTGGCGAGAATCACGGGGGCCATACGTTCCAACCAGTCATATCCTGCTGGGGAAAGCTGGACAATCCGGCTCCGGCCACGCCGGGCAACTTCCGTGTAGAGGCCATGGTAATTGACCAACTTGCTGATGTAGCTGATTTTCAACTGGGTGCCCGTGACAAACCATCTGTTGAGGGTGGAAACTTCCGCCGTGATGCCGGTAGACATTGCCAGACAAAGAGCTGCACCAGCACGAAGGCGACCATCTTTGTAGACAGGGTTGCTCATCCGATGGGACTCTTTGAAGTCGTGCTCACCATTTTCATCGAGGGTGATTGTGGTCGCAGTCTTTCGGGTATTGGTCTTGATGGGGTTCCCGGCGGCTTGGAAGGCGGCGACGGCTTGGGCTGACTCTTCTCTCATTTGCTCTTTGGATTTGACTGTGGTAATCATTTGCGTGATACTCCTCTCCTACTTGCCTTTTAGAGGAATGTTTGTGGAGAAGTTTTCCCTTCTCTCTGTTGTTGTAATGATTATATCACATTCTCAAACATTGTCAACCTTTTTTTTACTTCTTACGCATTTTTTTCTGCTTCTTCTGCTTCCACATCACACTCGTCAATGCCATAAAACTCTTCAACCAAATTTCTCAACGCCTCTTCAACGGTGTCGCCAATGCCCTCACAAAGAAATCCTCTGGGCGATTCACCTTCACACTTGTAATACAGATCCGGCTGGTAGCCCTTCTGCCACCAGACGATGATGTCGCCTTTGGCTTCTGTTTCCGGCCAAGTTCTCATAATGATCGTATAGCCAGGCGGCATAAAATCATACATCGTACTGCTCTCCCACCCTATTAACCGGAGAACCAACCGTCTGGAACTGGTGTGTCAAAGATCTTAACGGTAAGATTGGGATTGAGTTCCATGAGAGAATTTGCGTACCGTACCGCCACTTCATGAGTAGCAAAAGGGAAGACATCCTGTGTATGTCGAGAATGTTCGTTACCCTGATATTTTTTTTCAATGAATACAAATGTAAAAAGCATTGATGTGTCTCCTTAGTTGGGTATTTTTGAGAGTTTCTTGTTCCATTATTACATGGACCAATAGGTTTCTGAAGAGGGGGAACAGGACAACGGAGTGTCAAACCGTTCCATATATCGCACACCGGTCATGTGGTTGGTGCGTTCCACCATCGTTTCGTGAACCTCTACCACATGACTCCGCCCGAGGGTCTTTTTCATATCCATCGCGTGCTGGGTGGCATCTTCGCGGGTATCAAAATACAGATCCATCTGCATTACCCGCTTCAGACCATTTGTGCACCGCTTGTCAATTTTGGAAGTGATAAAGGTAAAGAGCATCTGTAGGACTCCTGCTGAATGGTGTTTCCGCATCTGATGGAGATAATTGTAGCAGAGTCGGGCGGGCTTGTCAAGTCTTTTTTTGCCCGCCCGACATTTTTTTTCAGATATCGAGAACCTTGGAAAGCGTCTTCAACCAGCTGACATCCATTGCCAACTCTTCACCATTGACCATGATGGACACCAGCGGAGCCGGAGAATCCTTCCGGTCGGTGAACTTTGTCGGGAACTTGGGGTGCGGGCGATCCCATTTGAAACCACCTGCAACGGCCTTGGGCGTTACCTTCCAGTCCTTACCAAAAGACAGTTCGGAGATGAACTGGTCAACCAGCACTTTCAGCTCCCGAATGTCATCTTCCGTCATAATGGCGTGTGTCCAGAAGTGGCCATCGTCTTCGGCCAGAAGATGCAGCTCACCCATGTGGTCCACCAAACCATGCACACCACAGTACCGCATCGGACGCTCGCCAGAATATTCCCATTCTTGACCAGCGGAGTTGGTCAGGGTAACAGACCAATCGTTACCAAATTCGTTGCCATCCTCTTCCGTAATCATTCCCAACTTGGACGCATCGTACATTTTGTTTTTTCCTTTCGGTTGGTGTTTCCGCATCTGATGGGAATGATTATAGCAGAGCCGGCTAGGCTTGTCAAGTCTTTTTTTTGCCCAGCCGGCATTTTTTTCAAATGGCGGTGATGGCCGAAACATTGCCCCATTCGTTGCCAGCGGCAATGATCTGATCCTTTGTCTGATCGACAACCGTGATGCCGCGGTGCTGTTCTTTGTAAGTGGCTAATTTGCCAACCATTTTTGAAGTGTAGAACCATGCAACCGGTTTGCATTCTACCAACTGACTGTGAACCAGTGTCAGATCGGCTGCAGTAATGTCTTTGGTGTCAACGCCTTCTTCGCGGGATTCTCTCAAGACTGCATCTTCCGGGGATTCGCCGGTATCTACTTTGCCGCCCGGAAAGCCGACAGACAGGCCTTTGTCGCGAGTCGTGACAGCGAAGGTAGTGGGAGAGGTCGGGGCAATCAAAAAGACTGCGTGAAGTTTATGTAGCTGCATAGCGGTTCCTCTTTGGTGCTGGTTGACTCACTTAACAAGAACACTTTACCACACCAGCAACAGGGTGTCAAGCCTTTTTCTTGCCCTTGCCCTTTTTTTTCTTGAGCTGGGGAACTTCAAAAGCTTCAGGATGGGCCTCTTTGAGTTTCATCAATGCCCTGAAGAGTATTGTGCCTGCTGGCTCACAGAAGTTGATGTGCGTCCATGTGCCGTTGTCTTCGTTATACATCCAACCGGGAAGAATCATCTGTGCTTCTTATCCTCTCCATGCAGAAGATGCCCGATATCCACGACCAAACACACCGCCGCCGTACTCTCGATCCAGCGCCTGCCGCTCTTCATCAGTAATGATGGGAATGAAGGGCGTCAGAACCAAACTGATAAGCCAGGGCTGGGTCATAAGGAGAATGGCCGTTGCGAATGATGTCAAAGCGGCGACCCAAAGATTGTCGAACCAGATGTAGGCGACTCCGATCCAGATGGCCTTGACAATGCGCTCCGGCCAACGATTCTCCCGGCGGATTTCTCCAACACGCCCAGCTCCAGAGACCTTGTAGGAGTTCGAAGCAGACAGACGGAAGATAAACAACATCAAAAGAAAGAGGATCCACGCCCACACCTGTTCCGGTGGAAGGGTGTTGTAATACTCACTGACTGCTCCGAAAATTTCAATGTTCATTCCCCTTGTGGGTGCGAGTGGTTACGCCTCTTGGATAGAGACGCTGTTAGGTCCGCCCGGCTCTTTGGTCGCCAGGCAAATCATGTTGTAGAGGCGCTGTGCGCTGGCCCTTGCGGTGGGACCATCAAAGCGGAAGGTTTCAGAATCCGTTCCGGCTTTGAGCACAACGGTAAAGACTTTCGCCTGCTGCTTCATCGCTACGGTGCGAGACAGCAGATTGGCTGTGATGACATGGGCTGCGTTGTGACCAACACGATCTGGCATGAAATACTTATCGTCGATCAGCTCCAGAATGGTGTCAATGTACTTGTCAATCCAGTCAGCTCCCTTGTCGGTAAGGACGTACACCCAGGCACATTCATCATCATGCCACATGCTGTCAATAAATCCATGGTAGATACAAGCCTTGACGGCCTTCTCGCCGAATTGACTCACCAGATATTGGCGGTAGAAAGCGTCATCGGTGCCATCGAAAAATAACATAAGGGCCGCATAATTGGTCAACTGACCGGATGCATTGATCGGCATATTGCATGGAAAAAAACTGGCTGTTTTGGTTGAACTCATTGGTTTCCCTCTCTGATAATGGTTGATTGTTCTACGGTTTCTTCTGCACGTTGCTTGTGCAGTCTCTTCGCTTCATTGAAGAGATCTCTTTTGCTGATAGGCCGGAACTGTGTGTCCTTGATCGGGTGATGAAGAATATCACCATTGTGTAGCCTTTCTGCATCAGTAAGTATTCGAGGTTCCTCTGCTTGATTTGTCATAGGGCTGTTCCTTCTATAAAAATTTTGTGGGTATAATTTATTTTACCACAAAAATCAACTTTTAGTCGGAATTTGTTGTCACCTGCTCCAGAATTTTTTTGATCTCTTTCAGGTTGACCGGCTTGGAGATTATCCCCAGCAGGTTAAGATGGTGTTGTTCCTCATTGAAAATCCGGATGCAGTCCTTGGTGAGTTCATCAGTGGCGGTAACAAACACCAGCGCATCTTGATATTGCATGTGGGCGAGATGGACACAAAGTTCGATGCCATCACATTCAGGCATATTGACATCGGAGAAAATGATGTCGATGGGATTGTCACGGATGTGCTTGACAGCTTCCAGGGAGTGGTCCATGAGGGTGACATTTTTGAAGCCAAATTTCTTGATGTAGAGCTTCAGGAGCATAAGGATGCTCGGATCGTCATCAAGCACCAGAATATTGAGATTTTCCAATTCTTGTGCTGTAGCCATGGACTGTACCCCTTTCAATAAAAATGTTATATCTTTTCTAACTCGGCAGAATCAACTTCTTCAATCAATTCTACCCAGGAGATTCCTTCCAACCGTTGGGCTCTACGAGCCGCCTCTTGTTCACCACGAAGCCATTCCAAATCAGCTTGGCTGAGTTCAGAGGCCTTCATCATCAACATTGCTTCGGTCAGTGTGTCGCTCATCTTGGTTCCTTTCAATTAGGTTCGTTCCCCAATTCATTGAAACAATTGTAGCAGACCGGGTGGGCAGTGTCAAGAAAAAATTTGCCCACCGGCGATTTTTTTTGGACTCCTCTTTCTATTTATTTTCAGAAAAAGGATTCAAGGTAGGAAATCACAACACCATTTTCATCGAACTTTGCTATCAAAATTATCCCTATGATTGTCGTCATAAAGACCCAAAATGCCTTCATTGTACTACCCTTTCATCTAAACACGTTAAAATCAAAATCCATATCATCGTCAAGGTCGTCAAAAAACGTTGGAACTTGTCTTTTGCTCATACGACGATATTCTGCCTTCTTTCTGTTGCTGGTGTAGACTCCATGGATTGCCAGGACCAAAACAGTTGCCCCAGCAATCTATACAATAAACGGCCAGGAAAGATAGAAGATCACGGCACCAGAAAATGCCAAACCAAAGAGGACCAGGATCGACTCACGAAACATTTCATCGACCCATTTGAACATATCGACACCAAACATCATGCCTCCTTGTCAATCACAACTTGAAGATGAAGACGAACCACTGTCATAACTCCGGGAGCTGTTATCATCGCTTGACGATGGTGAGCTATAGCTGGAACGCCGGTTATCATCATCACTGGTAGACCGGCAAGAACTGTAGCTTGACCGTGATGGGGTTTCGTCTTCGGTAGACTTCCAAGAGCTGGTCGAAGGACGATAGCTGCTCTCAGCCGGCTCTGACCGGTGGCTCTCCTGGCTCGAGTTACTCATCATATTTGCAAGGGCCATGGCGGTGAGCATATTGCTGTCATCATCTCGATCCATCACGCGATCCCGACGGATCCAATCACTGCGGTGCGTCGGCCCAAACATTGTGGAACGGGGCTGTACGCCGCTACCACCGCGTGGGGGAGAGCCACCACCTTCGTACCGGCCAGGAGGCGGTGAAGGGATTGTTGCCCGCAATGGAGGCCGCGAAGGAGTGTGGAACGCCGATTCACGGACGCCGATGGTTGCGGACAACACAGCCGGCGCAGGAGGTTTGGTGATGTTCACCCGGGAAACTTGCACATCCGGACCATCGGGCAACTTTCCGCCACAATAGGTTCGTCCACCATGCCGGATCTTCCAGTAGATGAAACCGGCCAATACCAAACCAATGCCGCTCAGAACAATACCATCACCTAGCTCTTCCATGTCTCTCTTCCTTCTATAAAAAGTTATCGTCAGTCCCACCGAGAATCGGCGACCACCTGAATGCCGAGTTCTTTGGAAAGAAGTTGCGCTGCCGCTTTTGCACCCGCCAGCTTAGCGTCCACATTCTGTAACGGAGATCCAGACGGATTCCATAACATCAAGCCGGGCTTTCCATAATCCTTTTCAAAACCGGCCTTCATTAATTCTTTACCAATTCGGGTTCGACCATCAACCATTGCCCTGATCCACGCAAAACCACACGGAAAACCATCGTCACCCATGAGATGGTTTTGCAGGTAGTCATTGGTTTGCATGGCTGCTGCGACTTGGGCCTTGAGGACTACATCAGCAACATTGACATTGGGCATTTTATCTCTCCCGAAGTTATTTGAATTAATGAAATAATTATACCAGTTTCCGCTGGTGATGTCAATAGAAAAAATCACCAGCGGACAATTATTTTTCAATCATCATCCTGCACTTGGCGGGTCACTAGTTTCCGGATGCGCATCCACACACCGTCTGCGGACACAAAGAGCAGGTCCGGATGTTTCTCGATGGCATAGAATTTGGCTTCGGTGCCGGTGAAGTGCTTGATGGCATGATAGGTAATATCACGGTAGTCCTTGTGAATGACCGCGTTAATGGGGCCTTTCCAGTGCTCTTGGTTTTTGACCGGATCGAAGGCTTCTTGCAGTTCTGCATCGAGGTATTCTGTGCCGTTATCGTACATTGGTGTCTCTCTTTGATGGAAGGATTCAATTGGCTGGACCAGCCCAATAACCGGCGGCGGTGACCAGGAGCTTGTTGGGATTGTTTTCGATGGTCTGGAAGGTTGCATCGGTAGCGGTGAAGAAAGGAATGGCCGCTGTTACCACAGCACGCATAGCCGCTGGGATAACCGCACTGATTTCTCCCTTCCAATGGGTCTTGTTTTGGACGACTTCAAAAGCTGCACGGAGCTCATCTGTAGAGAAGTTTGTTCCGTTTGGATTCGTTCCGAATTCACTCATTTTTCTGTCCCTTTCCGAATTGGTTTTCTCTCAACTGATGGAATAATTGTAGCAAATCGGCTGGGTGTTGTCAAGAAAAAAAATGCCCTCTCGAGCATTTTTTTTCTTGGGAGAAAATGAGGATCAGGCAGTCGGTGCGGCTTTCTTCTCGGCCCCACGGTGCGCCATAAAGACTTTGACATAGCGATCGTTGCAAACCTTGCAGTTGCTCCGCTTCTCGTCCTTGGCGTACTTCTGCTGGGTGTTACTGAACGCATCGGCTGGTTTCCGTTGCTGGCAACAGCGACAGACCTTGGTGTTGTCGGGCAGGAGATGATAGGAGATATTCGGGTTTCGGGTCGTGACCATTCCGAGGGCTTTGCGTTGGTCATCTGTCAACTGCTTGAGGTTCGGTCGCTTCCATGGGGTGCCATCCATCGTCCACGTGGCGCCACGCTGGTCAACCTTCGAGGTCTTGGTGTCAGTCACCAGGGGATAAAACATTGCGGCTTGTTGTTTGTCGGTAATAACGGCGGTAGTCTTCATGTTCTTTGGAACTCCTGTAAGTTATGACATTTTAACAGAAAGGGAAACCATTTCCCTTTCCTGTTTTTATTATATCATAAAAACAGGAAAAAGGAAAAATTTTTAATCAAACAAGCGATTTTTGTGCTTCATTTTGCGGGCGGTGACCGGCTTGTTTTTCATGGTCACAACACGCTGTGCGAAGCAGGATTGGAGGACCATACCAGCGGCCACACCCTTGTGGCGCATCCGATTCAGCTCTTCGTTGGTATAGTTTTGAATATTACGATTCTTAGCCATTTCATCACCTTTTTCTTGGTTGGTTTTTTCTCATTTGATGGGGTTGATTATACCACCGTCCGGCTATGGTGTCAAGAGAAATTTTCGGGTGATGAAAAAATTCCCGACCCAGTTGGAATATTTATGTCTGGGTCGGGAAGTCATTCAGCTTGTTCAGGAATCATCATCCCCTGAAAAGGCGTCCACAACGGTTTCAACTGCGTTCCAGGCTGACGATCCACTGTCATCGTCCCAAGAACTCTGGCGGGCGGGTGTTTGGCGGGCAGTGCGGCCTGCTTGTTGTCGATCTGTCAGTGTCCGATTGGTGTTGTTTTGGCGGGCAGTGCGGCCTGCTTGTTGTTGTGCTGTCCAACTATTCATAATGGTTTTCCTTTCTGAACAACTGGTTAATATTAACCCGTCCACTTACTGTACGGATTGACAAAGGTCTTGGTTTCCTGCTCGGGTGTCGGAGGCACTTGGAAAAAGACCTCCGAGCATTGTGAACACTTCAGCTTGCGCCCAGCCGGCTTCAAAATATCATCTTCAAGAAGAAACTGGGAGCGACAATTAGGACAAGTAACGACCACGTCAGACGACCTCCTCAGCCACCGGCTTCTCGACATCTTCCACCGCTTGCTCCAGAATCACCTGGGTGTTGTCTTCCGCCTGCTGGGATGCCGCGTGGATAGCCGCGCCTACGTTAAGCACAGTCGGCACTTCCTCGAACACCGCATCCACGATCTGATCCGGTTTGATCGTCTCCACAACGCCGCCTAGAACCTGTCCTACGGGGGCTAGGACTTCGGTTTCCGGAGTGGCCGGACCAAGCTTACCCATGTGAGTCTGAGGACCTTTAGGACGCTTCTTTGATTTGTGTGCATCAGCACGGAATCGGGTTGCCCAGCGCTTCTTTGGTTTGCTATTCTTCTTCATGTTGTTTCCTTCTTTAATAGAGATTTCTGCTACTTATTATACAATTTTTTTATAGGGGTTGAATGGCCACTCCGCCACCATTCCCCGGTTGTGACACCACGAGGAATTTTTTTTTAGTTTCAGGATATTCCAGAACTCTGATCTGGACGTTGCCTGCTTGTGTGGAAGAAAGCACTTTCATCACATGTAGAGATTGATGCGGGGTTGCATCTTTTCGCTCTTCCTCGATTTGTGCGACAAGGGCTTCAATCTCTTGTCGCATTCCATCGAAGTTTTCCAGCATTTTTTTCAGTGTGGCTCGATCAAAAACAGGGTCAATTGGTAGTGGCATCGGCACGTTCCTTCAGCTTGGTTTCCAGCAGGTTAATGGTTGAGGTCAGAAAGGTGTCGATCCGGGCTTTCTCAATCGCCCATCTCGCAACCTGGAAATTATGAACATCTTGAGCGTTGTCAACAGAACCAACAAACTCACACTCGTACGCTTTGCTGATGTCTTCGTTGGTCTTGTATTTGTCACTCTTCAAGTACTGCTGCATCTCCGCAGTACGCCGCTCAGTTGCTTTTGCGTTGGCTTCCGGAAAGGCATAGTGGTACTGGGATTCGTTATCAACAAACCACAGCTGGCATTCTTTGTAGAACCACAGAGCCGCCTCCAACCAGGAAACATCCAAGTCCATAAAGGAAGGGGCCTGGAACATGGTGGAGTAATCTTCTTGGAAGTTCGGGTACGGGGTGAAACCGTGATGCTCTGAAGTTACCCAATAAACGATCTCGGGATGGTTGGCTTTCTCTTCTTCCTTGGTGATGTAGAAATCTTCGGGATCACCATTGCCAAAGGTAAATTCATGCGTTTCACCCTTGTCATTGGTGAAGCTTCTCCGCTTGATATTCGCTTCGGTGTAGCCATACATCACACCAGTTTCGTTGATGAATCGCTCGGCATCAGCCATTGTCAAACCGGATGTAACGGTCAAATATTCGGCCAGCTCTTCATCATCACGCACACCATTGCCCACAACGTTTAAAGTGTGATCAAGCACTTTCAGTTTGGCGGTCTTGAGAGAAGTGGCACCGTACAGAGTCGGGTACCGTGTGATGGCCGAAACAATAAATTGGTCAACAGGAGTCAAATTGGTCATCTTCGGTTCCCTTTGGTTTGGGTGTGATGGGAAGGAATCCCCTTCCCATTCAATGAAACAAGTATACCACACCCGGCCTTTCTTGTCAAGGATTTTTTTGCGGGGGCAAGGATTTTTTTTCGATGGGCTGGTAGGGCTCCATCAGACCACAAGGGCCATCTGGGTCGGGAACCGTTCCTATGTGGAAACCAGCTTCCAGAGCGGCGATAAATTCCGCCAGAGCAGGGTTCTCAATCTGAGCATTCATGGGCAATTCTCCATCAGTGCAGGGTGCGTTGGGAAGCCATCTCCAATGCGGCCCAAGCATCGTATTCTGGAGTCCCTGCCTTTGGCCACTTCACCAGATTCACGTCCCCGATCGGATAGACAGGGATTTTGTTTCCGCCGTTCCGCTTGATCAGCTTCAGGGCCTCCTTGAAGTCATCGGGAACGTCTTCCATGTCCTCGATGTCCTCCATCTCCATGAGAGTAATCAGCCGAGCCAAAGAGGCGTGGTCGATTCGAATGGGTTTAATGGGTTTGTCGTCCATTTTGTGTATCCTTCTTTCTTTGCAGTCGATTTTGTGTGATCAGTCCCACCACAGGCGCAGGGACTTATTGGTCTCCATCGAAATCTCGTCGGCGGAGCACCGGAAAATGAAGTCGTTCACCAGATCCTGGGCCTTGGGCACACGGGTGAAATTGATGACCATCTCGCCGTCCCAGGTTTCCGTTTTCGCATTCATCTCGGGGAAAACCACGACGACCTCACCAGCCGCCAGTCGGGCACTGACGTTATCCACCAGTCGCTTTTGGAGCCATCCGCCACTGACCAACCAGGCAGTTGCGGACACGAACTCAGCCGCGGTGGTGATGGTAGTACCGGTCTGAACAGTCTTGCGAACCATGGGTGCATCTCCTTATTCTATGGGTGATGGGAAGGGTGCCTTCCCACAATTGATAAATAAATTTTACATCATTGTGCCAGGGATGTCAAGGCTTTTTTTTCGGTCCCTGGTAATTTTTTTCCACCTTGGTGGCCAGTTCTGAACCCTGGCATGTGATCCACTGCCACATGGAAGAGACTGAACTCTCGAATCACCGTTTCATTCGTACTAGCGCGTATCAGACTACGCATTCACCGCCTGGTGGTAAGGTTGCATATGGGTCAGAGACATTTTTTCACCTTTACAAGTTTGGGTTAGGAACGGGTTTTTGCAAACTGTACAGCCCTCAGTGCCAAATGAGTGAGGGCAATGGTAACGGCGTCAGTAGTCACTACAAGGATGAAATCGAGTGCCAGTTTGGGATCGACTTCAACGATCTCGATGTCTTCCACATCCACGCCACCGCCCTCGGAAATCTTCTCTTCATCCGTGACAGTTGCGAACCACAGATGGGCATCGCTACCGGAACTACCAACACCAGATTTGATGGTCTTAATGAACCACAAGTTGTAATCCTTCGCGTTGTACCCCAGCTCTTCCTCGATCTCTTCCAGCACAGTCTGGCGGATGGATTTGTCTTTCTTGTCCATCAGACCGGCACAGCACTCAATGACCTCACCTTTTGAATCGGGATCATTGGCCAGCACAGGGACACGGACCTGTTTGACATAGAGGAGCTTATCGGTGGTGGTGTTGAGGACAAGCACATGGACGGTATCAGGCTTGCGAATCATCTCCCAGGTGAACTCCTTCCCATTACGTTCGGCAGTGATCAGGCTGGCCTTGGAGAATCGAGGAGAGGGACAAGGTTCGACAGATTTGATGGTGACTGGTGAGAGCATGTGTTCTATTCCTTTTGTTAGTATGTCAGTGCTATACAATCATTATACCAAAACAATCCAGATTTGTCAAATATTTTTTTTACTCGTCGTCATTTTTCAGTGTGCAGATGTGTTTGATTTCGTGGATAATTTGCTTCTGGCGCTGGGTGATGTTCTCGCGATTTTCGAGAAGGAAGTCCATGGTCTCAATGGTGTCTTGCTTGTACTTGGGAGTCGGATTGTCGAGACAGTTTGACATGCGGTCCAGAAGCTTGAGGATAAACGCGTAGTGCGTCAGCTCCAGCATTTTCTTTTTCAGGTACTCTTTCTTCCCGACCTCTTCGATCTTTTCTTCGTCAGAAGTCAGCTCGAGGACAATGGATGCAACCAAGTATCCGAACTCTCTCTCCAGCTCTTCATAGTCGCACTGCGTGTCTTCCAGTGTGTCGTGAAGGACGGCCGCGCACTTCAGGGCTTCAATGTTTGATGAGCACCCCTTGTACCGCTGAATCAGCTCCATGACGATAACGGTGTGGGTAAAGTATGGTAGGCCGGAGGATCGGCGTACTTGTCCTTTGTGTTTGGTAGCCGCGAATTCAATCGCTTTTAAGATCATCATGATTTGGATTCCTTGGGAATAGAAATTGTCGCCTTTGAGTTATTATAACAAATCAGCCCCTATTGTCAAAGAAAAAAATTGTCACTTTTTGTATAATTTTAGATAGATAAGAAATTATAAATTGGGTACAAAAATGATGAAATTACAAGGAACAAGGAATCCAAATTCTTTTAAGTTTTCGTTTTATAACAGTTACGCGAATGGTGTGACTTTTATTTTAGCTGTGATTTATACGGTATATTTCTTTTTGAGATTCTTTTACAATCCAGATATTGGTCTTCTTTCTGTAGCAATGATAACATTTGGTGTGTGGTTTATGACTGTAATATTTTCAGCAATCGAAAAACCATACAGTAAGGAGAACAGCAACTACGACAAAAATGTTGCTGATCTAATCAAAGCGACCGCTTACATGTTGATTATTGTGTTCAGTTTGGTCTTTATGGATAAAGCCAAACAGGATGAGCATATGAGCAACCGTGCTCCAGATGCCAATATTGAAGTGACTGGCATCAAAATCTTTGAACAACATGAGAACAATAAAATTTGGTTTGGTATTGGTTATCATGGTAATGATGATGTAGTGTTGCACAAAGAATTTTTTGATGACATTGACAAACGGGCTGTTGTGCTTAAGAGGATATTCGGCGATGATGGGTCGTTCAGAGTTGAGATAAGATTCATGGTTACAGATGGATCCAAGTATGTTGTGATGTCAGAGCCGTTGCGGAAAATGGAAAAGGCCTCAAAGTGAGGCCTCTTTTTTTACTTAGTCAATAATGTGAGTGATTCTTTTGTCTTTGGGTGTGGGTTTTCAATTATTCTAACGCAGTCAGTGATTCGACCAACAAATTTTATATCTGTCCATAGACTGCCGTGGTCTGGTGTTGATGAAACTAGAGAAGTAATGACTTCTGCACCATTCTCCTTCCTGTATATGCAGATGGTGTCGGAACATTGTGCTTGTTGTTCCGAATACCATCCATAAAAAATTTCTTGTTCTTCCAATTTATCTTTCTTCCTCGATATATTTTGCTCGCTTGCCGATATTGGGAATCGTTTTCACATAATCAGTGACCATTCCCTTGAATTGCATATCAGGCCAGCAACTCCCATGGTTGCGGTTTGCTGAGATTTGGGTCAGTGTGACTTCTTTCCCATTTTCTCCACGATAGACAACAAGACTATCGATGTTTTTTGCCTGTTGTTCAGAGTACCAGCCAAAGAGAATTTGAGCCATTTTTGATACCTTTCACTTGCACAACTTGTTGTACGTCCCCTGATAATCAGGCCATCCCAGAGTGCGATCTTGTTTGTGGAGTGTGACCATCTCGCAGTAAAGGGACTCATCCGTAAGAGCATCCATGACAGATGATTGGTTGCGAGTGAATCCTATGGTGGCGATACCAGTTATGATCATCAGAATACCAAAGACCTGAGCCATGGTTTTGTTCCCTGTATTTTGGTTTCTGATATAACGATTCTGTCTGTATCCGGTTCTCATTTCTATTTCTCCCCTATTGATTAACATTGAAACCATTATAACACAGCGGTGCCCGATTGTCAAGAGAAAAATGCTGGAAACGCAAAATTATTTCCAGGCATGTGCCTTTCTCAAAGCCAGTGCCTCTTCCGCAAAATGTTTCAGTAAGGCTTTTTTGATGTTATTGTGAACCCCTTCCCATTGCTGCTTCAGCTCAGAGTCATCTTGATTCTCGATATCTGTCAGAAGGAGCTCTGCGAGGTCATCCGCTACCATGCGGGTTTTGAATCTTCTTTCTGTATTGATAACAAAGCGTTTAACAAAATTCAACGAATCCTCGAAAAGAGGAGTAAATTCGTTAGAGTGAACCATTGTCGTACCTTTTCTGATTTGATGTTGGGTGCTACAGTGTTATTATACAATAAAAAATGGGATTGGTCAAAATTCATTGACCAATCCCGGTTGATGTTTAGGCCTTGAAGGCCAGCTCGTCCATCTTGTCAGCGAAGTACTTGCGAGCGATAATCGGAACCACCTTGAAGATGTCCTTCGGCTCCAGACCAGCATTCCGAATGGTGTCGGCCTCTTCCTTCACGATGTCACGGTTCACCAGCTGCATGTAGGTGCCCATGTTGGTCATAGAAGGAGTACCACCGTTGTTCAGGTTGTTGGCCTCCGTGAACATCTGGTCGAGTCTCCAAGCCGGAGTCACCTGAGCAGCGATGTCATTGATCAGCTGCAGCCGGGCATCATCCACCTTCTTGAGCACAGTCACCTTGCTCGTTCCGGCATGGAGCGAACCCTTCACCTTGAACTGGATCAGAGTGCCCTTGTAAAGAAAGGCCACCACGATCCCCTCCCCGATGTTGCCAGTCTTACCAAACTGCTCACCAACGGGAGAAGAAGCCTCAATCTTCGCCACCAGCTCAATCATCTCGTTCTGAGCGAACAGAGCATTGGCCGGAGAGAAGTCGATCGTGAACTTCCAAGTCGGGAAGTCAAGGATGTTGTAAATCTCCGCCGGCTCGTTGGACACCGGAATGCCACCAATCGTGGTCGGAAACCACACAGACGCCTCATCTTCGCTCGGCTCCTTCGGAGAAACCTTGAAGTGAGCGAAGATCATTGCCCGCTTCCCAAAGCCGTCCAGAGCGGTATTCTTCTGGATACCAGCACCGGCCCACTCGTAGTAGACGGTGATGATCTTCTCATCCAGATTGATGTTGTGCTCCTTGGCCAGCGCCCGAATGATGCCCATCCACTGAGCCTCGAGAGCCTTGGCATGGAAGGCACAAGCAGCGTTGTCGCTACCATCCTCGCCGATGATGTTCTCCTTGGACTGGACCCAGAAACCATCCTCGTTGCCGAAAGAAACACCAGCGTTGGTTCCGTGAATCTTCTCGGTGGCCACCGCCTCCACCTTCGGGTAGTCAGGCGCCCGATTGTAAATGGCATTCCCATCGGCATCCAGACCCATGAATGACGCCTGACGCTGCACGTTCTGCACAGCCGTCCGGTACTGTTCTATGCTGGGAAACTTAATGTGTCTCTTCATGTGCTGCCCCTTTGTGGTTAAAAAGTGTGTTGGCTTTGTCTCTTTGATGGGATTGATTATATCAAAACCTGCGGGGGCTGTCAAGGGAAAAATTGCCCCTAGTCGTCTTTTTTTTGATTTTTTTCTTGGTCGTTGGTATCGTCGTCAGTGTCTTCGATTGGTTTACGTTTGTCTTTTTTGTCAGTGTTATGGGCACAATACACGCCCCAAGCTGATAAAAACCATGCAGTTGCTACAGATGTGGGAATCCACCAGAAATCGAAAAATAGCATTAGAACCCCTCCTAGGGTTAGACGTTTCGGGTTCTGGTGGTTTCTCTTTATCGCTTCGGCTTCACGACCGCCACGGTGCCATCAGCCAACAGAGTGTACTCATATTGACCTTGCACTCGACCTGTCGGAAACACTCCCCACCCTGTTGCCGGATCCGTGTCAAGACGGAACTTTCTTGCATTCCGCACACTCGACCTGAGCAACTGAGCAAATTTGTACTGGGGATCATCTCCACGAGCCTTGGTGAATTCCTTGTTGAACTGTTTCAACCAAGGAAGGGTGCCCTCTTCATAGCCATCGAAATGCTTGTAGACGCACACTTCCGGAAGCCCTTGCACAAAGATAACAGCACTGGTACCCATTGTCTATTTATCTCCTTGTTTGATTTACAAAAATTTCTCTCAACTGATGGGAAGAGTATATCAAACTCTGCGGGCTCTGTCAAGAAAAAAAATGCGACTGCGGCATTTTTTTTAATCGAGCTCAAACTCCATCAACAAAATGCCGATGCCGCAACGGATGAGTTCAGGCAACTCCTCGAATTCCCTCGGTGTTTCAAGTGCCAGATCTTCTGTTTCCATGCATCCCGAATCCCGTTCATCTTCCGTTCCATCCCCAAACCATTCCCAGTCAACATCGAATTTCAAGCCGGGAGTGTTATAGGAGCAGATAAGGGCGCCGTCCTGATGGATTTCAAAATCCTGCGGTGTCACTTGGGTAATGACAAATTTTTCCCTGCCAAGGGTAACACATACCTCGCTGGCCTTCCGTTGTTCCGCTGTGAACGGGGGTTTTGTCCGTGACTGGAACTGGCTCATCTTCTGGCTCATCATCTAGCTCTGGAATGTATGGTGTGTCGTTTGGGCGCCCCCAAACGGCTTGTAGGATCATTGGCATTGCTTGGCATATTCCTTTCAAATGTGTTAGTGAATTATAACAAATCCTGGAGGATTTGTCGAAAAACTTACGCCTCCTCCAGAACTTTCTCTTCCTGCAGCTCACGAAGGTTCATCTTCCCGAACTTCTCCGCCATCGCATACTTTGACATCCCGATGGCCTTGGCGATGGTATCCAGGCTATGGCCCTCCAGAAGCATCTCCACAACCTGGCGCTTTACCTTACCAAACCGCTTGGAGTCTTTCAGCATCTCCGCCTTCTGGAAAGGATTGAAGCCCCCTGCAGTTTCGGTAGATGCCGTTTCAAGGATGCTGAAGCCCTCATCCTCATCTGACCGATACTCGCACTCATTCATCACGTTCTGGATGCCGCTACCGAAGATCTTGGTGGTCTGTGAATACACGTAGGCATTCCACATCTCCCGAGTAAACTCGGTCTTACCATCCAGCCCCCACAGCTCGTTGAACTCGTCATCCGGAGTCTTACCGGCCTTCTTGAGAGAGGCAAAAGTTTCACCACGTGCCCGGAGGTCATTCTTCGTTTTCACGTTCATCTGGAAAACCGGATGATTGGAATCGAGCACCCGATACATGTGCCAGTTGAGCATGTTGGTTGCATGGGTGTTGAACGCAGCCTTCTCCGGAACCCAAGACTCCCAAGCCCGCATGATGGCGATATCGGCCTCAGCGATCATGTCATCGAAGTCGAGCGCCGGAGTCACAAACTGCTTGAACTTGGCGAGAGCCTTCCACTTGCTCCCTTCCACCTGGGTCTGAGCCATTTCATAGGTCAGACCATTGATCACTTTCGGCTGGATTCTCATTGTCAGGGTTCCTTCACCATGCTGTTAGAGTTGCATTCATTGATGGATTCATTGTAACATATCCGGCAGTTGGTGTCAAGGAAAAAATGTGCCCCTCTGGCATTTTTTTACATCGCGTTCTGATAGTATTTGACGATGCCCAGCCCCCAGAGAATACTAGAATGAATGTTTTTGTACTTTGGTATGATGTCATCAGCACACAAAAACATCATGTCATCCGATTCCATGCATCCCTCTTGATCTTCTTTACCGGTCCAACCGAACCAGTTCCAGTCAAGCAGACTGTCCTCGCCTTTTGTTTCGTATGTGCAAATAAGAATGCCGTTAAAATGGATTGTATGATCAACCCTTGATACTTGTGTGATGGTATATTCGCGGTCCTTGAACACCAAGATGAACGCTGGTTTTTTCATTTTTTTATCGTTTCTGTTTGGAAACCCGGAACTTCAATTCCTCGATGGCTTTCAAGAAATCTTGTGGGTGTTTCTCGATGTCGCTGATGGGAAGTTTTCCGCCACTGATTTCGATCCAGTCGGCGTATATGTCAATGAGTTTCGCTTCGATGGCTCTTACGTGTTCGTTTTGTCCGTAAGCCTCTGAGATTTGATGTGCTAGAGATAGGGTGAGAATTACAGCTACCACACCAGAATATGCTGTTTCGATGGTGTAGTCCGTTTGTTCCAAAATTTCATGAAGTGACATTTTGTGAGTGTCAATGAGATCAAAAATTTTAATGCTTGAATCAATTTTATTCATATTCGTTGCAGTCGTCACTGTTTAGATGGCCTCGCTTTTTGTTATTTATTTTACATAATTTTTTAGAAAAAAGAGAAGGCAGTGTGCTATTACGCCAAAGGGAAGGTCGTCCTTACCGTTTCGGGGGTGACTCGCTACTTTACCAAGACCTACACCACGGCGTTCGGTGATACTTTCTTGCATCACTATAGGGGGTTTTGGCTGAGCAGTATTGATTCAATGCTCCGAATCAAATCGATACCATTCCCGTCAACATCAGCGCTAATCAACGTCGTAGGATTAAATTGATTAGCAAGCGGTACCATGTCTCACTTGGATGGGGGACAGTTTTGCACAAAGTGATTGCACAAAGTGATCCCATCTCACCGTACTTCCCCAAAAGCCAGTGGCCTTTGTCCCACTCTTTAAAGGATGGCTGCTTCTAAGCCAACCTCCTGCACTTCTCACAAAAATTTCATTTTCCGACCTTGTAACCATCCTTCTGCTTCCCACTGTGGAAAATCTTCCTTTTTTATCTTTTTACTTACTTTCTCTGTTAAAGAATAAATCCACATTGTGCCGAATTGATTGTTGCCTTCTCCCGTTTGATGTATCGAATTAGTCCTACCAATTTTTCTTTTTGTTTCTTCAGTATGCTTTTTACCCTTGAAGGATTTAGAACAAGCATCTCTGAATTTTAGATCAAAATCTGAATCTGTTTTTCTTCTTTGGTGCATTTTTCTGAATGCTTCACTTCCCAATTTTTTTCTTTCTAAATACCATTCTTCGTTGCCTGTTACATTTGTAAATTTTTGTTTATATCCATTATTGGCTTTTATATTATTGTTATTACTATTATTTAAACCATTTTTATTGATATAATCAAAACCACCTTCTCCACCAGGTTTGATATTGTAAGTATCACTTCTTTCAACAAATTCTTGGTTTACAAGAATTGATTCCATCTCAAACATTGTTTCTGGATTATCAAAAACTTCTAAAATCTCTTTTTCAAAATTTTCGATTCCGTACTTGTTTTGAGCACTTTTCAAATATTTACCTGATCCCATGTACCCATCATCTAACTTAGATGTTTTGTGGGCACCAATGTAAATCTTTCCATCAATCCTGTTTGTTATTTTATAAATCAAATATATCATTTGTTCAATACTCCTATACTCTGTATACTTATTTATACGAGTATTGAACTTTTTTTACCATTATTTGATAGTTTTAGCTCATTTATTTCTAAATGATTACCACCTAGTGCCACGGGGAGGCAACTATCTTACTAGGTGCGACCACAATCGGGGTTGAACCGACACCTTCTTCCTTGACAGGGAAGCACTCTACCGATTAAGTTATGTGGCCGTATACATCAATTTTGGCGTCGCCAGAGGGAGTTGAACCCTCCTTTCCGGCTTGAAAGGCCAGCGATCTTTCCGATAATCTATGGCGACATATTTACAAAGTGAACAGAGTTGCTTTGTGGGAGGGACATCGATACCCTCACTCCAATGGCTCTTCCAGTTAAGCTACCATCCCCGAAGGAATGAGAAGGATTCGAACCTTCATCTCTATGGTGTCCTGCTTAAACGACCACAATCTGTTCAAATTTTCAGTATGGATACATTCTACCACACCGGTTCCTGATTGTCAACAAAAAAATTGCCCCGCCTGCATTTTTTTTAAAATTTCATTTTACGACCTTGCAACCATCCTTCTGCTTCCCATTGTGGAAAATCTTCCTTTCTTATTCTTTTACTTATTTTTTCTGTTAAAGAATAAATCCACATCAACCCGTATTGAGAATTTCCTTCACCCTGTTGGTGTTTTGAATTGGCTTCACCAATTTTTTGTTTTGCTTCATCTGAATGTTTTTGACCTTTGAAGGCTCTTGTACGAATATCCATATAGTGTTTTTCAAACTCAGGATCTATTTTTCTTTTTTCTCTAATGGTTGCAGTTCTTTTACTAATTGCCTTTTTACTTCCGAATTTTCTTTTTTCTTGACTTAATGCTTTATTTAATCTTTCACCTTGACCACCTAATGAATTTATATAATCAAATCCACCTTCTCCACCAGGTTTAATATTGTAAGTATCAGCTCTTTCAACAAATTCTTGGTTTACGAGAATTGATTCCATCTCAAACATTGTTTCTGGATTATCAAAAACTTCTAGAATCTCCTTTTCAAAATTTTCGATTCCATGCTTGTTTTGAGCACTTATTAAATATTTGCCTGATCCCATATATCCATCATCCAGATTGGATGTCTTATGGGCACCAATGTAAATTTTCCCATCAAGTTTGTTTGTTATTTTGTAAATTGTGTAGTACATATAGAAATCCTTCTTGTTTTCTATATGTATTTATACACTTTTCACAAAAAGTTCGATTTTTTAAGTATCGGATCACTACTTTTTTTGACAATTTTTAGCTTCACCGAACTGCATCGGCTACTGATAGGTATCGCCACGTAAAGGCAATTGTCATTTGATACCCGTGGAGAAGAAGGGAATCGAACCCTCGACCTTCTGCTTGCAAAGCAGATGCTCTCCCAATTGAGCTACTTCCCCGAATTTCTATGGTAGACTTGACTGGTTTCGAACCAATTACCTCTCGCTTATCAGGCAAGTGCTCTCCCAATTGAGCTACAAGTCTGCAAATTCAAATGGTGGAGAGTGATGGAGTCGAACCACCCGAGCTTTTAAGGGCACCTGTTTTACAGACAGTTCCGCTACCCCTACGGTCTAACTCTCCATTTTAACTAATTTGGTGGATCACGAAGGGAATCGAACCCTTGACATCCTACTTGCGAAGCAGGCGCTCTCCCAACTGAGCTACGGACCCACAATAAATTTGGTGGATGATGATGGAGTCGAACCACCCGAGCTTGTAAGGCAACTGTTTTACAGACAGTCCCGCTGCCCCTACGGTTTAACCATCCACATATTGGTGCTGCTTGATGCTTTCTGTTTCAATCTTCACTATGACTACATCTTACCACACTGTTTCCTGCTTGTCAACTCTTTTTTTGCCCTATCTGCATTTTTTTTTGATCAGAATTATGGGAGGGACTCGAACCCATCACTTCATGCGCTTTCCCTTTAAGCTACTAAGGGGGACTCGAACCCCCATTCTCACAAGCCGGCGCCCCGGCGCGTTCTCCCGTTAAACTACCACAATTCTGTTCATCTCTTCAATTGGTGTATTCTATCAAAACTGGTCCGACTTGTCAAGAACTTTTTTGCTTCTTTTTACTTTTTTTTGCCATCCACTTCTGGAAAAATTTGTCCAGGTACATCCCGCCATCGTCGTTGTCCATCTCCACCCAGCCAGTCATGATGTCAACGGGGGCCTTGTCCTTGAGTTCATCAACGTCTCGTATGTCAACTCGCTGATCTCTGACTTCGATCCGGACATCACACAGACCAAAGGATTGTTTCCAAAATTTTTCATCACTCCAGAACTGCTTGAAAAGTTTGCCATTGGTGTCGGCCATTATGCTGTTCCTTTCGGGTGATGTTGGGAAGGAACTCCCCTCCCAATCAATGACACAATTATACTACACTGGCTTCTGCTTGTCAAGTCTTTTTTTGCGGGATTTGAATTTTTTTTCAGCCCATCTGGAATTTGTTGGCCTTCATCAAAGCCTTGAACTCTTCCATCCGATCAGTGTCAACCGTGACCGTAACGACAGTCGTCGTCTGCAACTTCTTCCACTTGTTGAAAAAGGCCGTCAACGACATGCCCTTGAAAGTCTCATCCTCGTCAGACGTGACATACCCTTCCTTGATGACGACCACAGCCGTATCAGCAACCTGATCATAGTCAACGTCTCCGTCGTCTGAACCGTCGAACTCAATCAACGTTTCATCCATGTACTTGTCTCCCCAGAACGCATTGTCCTTCTGGAAAGCCTTCCACGTTTTTCCGTTCGTCTTGACAGCCATGGTCGTTCTCCTTGCGTAGTCTATTAATTGGGGCGGTAGATGGCGTTCAGAGTGCGCCACGTCAAATCTGTGACACTCCGGCCCGTTGCCATAACAGCGCCGTTAAACACGTTGGTAGCCTGCCAGTTGCCCCGTCCAACATTCTCCAGATTGGCGATGCTGTGCCACATCGGGATTGTCAGAACCCCATCAGAAGGGGCGGTAGACAGCTCAAGACGACCATCTCTCAGCTTGCGAGTCTTGGTCGCAATCCGGAGATCAGCACACGTCAAAGCCAACAGTGCTCGCTGTTCTTCAACTCCACCATTATGAGGCCTAGAAGTGCCGAGCATCGCTAACTCTCCTTTCTGTTGGTGTCCGTTTCAATGTGATGATTATAGCAAAACGGACACCAACTGTCAAGTAAAAAAATACGGGTCTGGCAATTTTTTAAACCTATCCTTTCACAGCCGGAACATCAAATGTTCCATTGAATCCACATTTGCATGGCAGGGAACGCTCGGTCTGGCCGGAAACATTGGTCCACAAATCATGCCATGTAATAGCACATTTATCTGTCGTTCTAGTACTATAACCAATCCATTCACCTTCCTGGAACCACGTGCACTCGTCCCTACCACAATGCCCACTCGGAGCAACTTTAACGTCCTTCATGAATGGACCTGGTTTGATTTCCTGTTTCATGGTGATTCTCTTTTCTGAATGATTTGGCAGTGATTGCTCACATGATGGGAATGATTGTAGCAATTCCCATCATGTTTGTCAAGGTAAAAAATGCTTGTCTGGCAATTTTTTTAGACAGCCCGAATCGTGACTCGGGTGTGGTCAGTCTCGTACATTGCCATCTCATCTGACGCCTGCTTGAGCATCCCTTTGGCTTTCTTCAGCATCGGCCTCGACCCTATGAAGACATCTAACGCCCCTATGGGCGTCCCTGAGACGACTTCTCCAGTGTACATGGCCTTGTTAAGGGTCATGGAGTACTGCTCGACAGAGAAGATTCTACCCTTCCCCTGGCGGGAGTGTGCCTGCCACGATACTCTGGTATCTTCCAGTCTCTTGATCCGCTGGTCAGCCAGCTCCCAGTCGATCTGGTGCTCGTTCAGTGCCTCTTGTGGTAGAAAGGTAGCGATAGCGTTGAGCGACGTGTTGTAGACGACTGGAATCCATTTACCCTCCAATCTGATGGCCAGATGGCGGCGGGTGTTGGATTCAGTTTTCAGGAACAAGGCATCTTTGTTTTTGATCTTGCTTTGCAGGAAGTCGTATATCTGTTGGGTGAGGACGATGCCATATCGCTCCAGCAATCTCTTTTTGGCGTGGTTGAATAGGGACTCCCGAGTTTTTGGTAACGGTTTGCACATGCCAGTCTCCTTTTTGTTTTCGTTTTGTGGAAACTTTTTCAATGTGACACAGTATACCATACCTGTTGGTGGGTGTCAATAGAAAAAATGCATAAGGGCAAAAAAATCCCCACCGGCCGGAAAATTGACAGGTGGGGCAAAGCACAGACAGTATCACAGGGACATCAACTGCTTACCGTAATTGGTCAGCAGGTACTTCTCACACAGTCACTGGGCGCCGGACAATATCGTCCCTTGATTCCACAGTGACGCCCTTCAACGCATCCAATTCTGCGATGAGAGTCTTTACGCCATACCGAATCCGGTTCTTCATCCACGACAGATACTTCTCATTGTCGGGATCAATGGGCACAATCTTCGCCCGGCGCAGTGAACTCATAGAGCGGTTGATGTTATAGGCATCTTGGTTGCCGAAGTAATTTTCGGCCTTTTCGTAGATCTTGTTTTGAAATGGAACGTACCCTAATTCGCGTTCAAAGATTCGCAACAGCGCCTCCAGGATATAGACTTCAAGATCCTGGACTAATTGGGCGACAGCATCCTCTTTGGTAAAATCCGCATTCACACAGAACGTATACGACAGAAGATTCAACTTTTGCTGCAACGCTTCAGCCGACAGTTCACTTACAACAGTGCTAATTACGATGGGGGTCATTGGTTTTTTCCTTTATATTAAGCGTGGTTGGTCCAGGTGTAGTTTTCATCCTCATACGCTAGCGCATCTTCATCATCAAAGAGCAACTCATTGACCAGGGACAACGGTATTTCTGCTCCATTGATAGCGATCTTGATCGAGTAATCCGCCAGAAAAATGTCTTCACGATTCTGATACCATCTACCCATTTGTACTTCAGAAGCGACACAGCCATTTCGATCAACATTCGCAGCGACGGTGATAAACATGTTATCTTCGTCAATGTTCAGTGCTTCCTCAAGCATATCACGAATCATCGCTGAGTCACAGGGAAGACCGATGACTTTCTCCACGTACTCTTTGATACCAGCTCGGAGTTCGATATCAAGGTTGTCACGGATGGCAATTCGTTGTTTGGTTTCCAATTCGGCGGAACTCACATACTTTCCTTGGCCGCGCACAGGATCATCTTCAAAGGTTTCACTGGTGGCCGAAATTGCAATGTTGAACCGATCGAGAATCAATTCCTCGATGTCTTCAAGGACCGTAGGTCTGGATCGCCGAATCTGAACTGATGACATTTAGGGCCTCCCATCTTTGGTTGTCAGTGAATTACTTTCAATACTTCATTATATCACAAATTTTGAAAAAATCTGTGAAAAAATTACATCAACGGAATGTCTATTCCATTTTTTCGAATTTGAACCGAGCTTGTGCAGTGTCTTGTTCTTGCTGAATAAATTCTGAGGAGCTTTGTGGATACACTTTGCTGAACGGATAGATGCCGAACACATTATAGTAGTTGTGAAAATTTTCATGCACGAACATGTTGATTTCAAAAAATATTGCTGACAGGGTTGTTACGTTGAGTTTGTTTGCTCTCTTCATTTCTGAATTAAGCACGAAACGAAGGAGGATGCGGTTAAGCCATTTCATAAGTTGTTACCATTCTACTGTTAAAGGTTACACTTACTTATTATACCAAAAAAATTGAAAATGGTCAAAAATATTATGGCGCACCCGGAGGGATTCGAACTCCCGACCGACTGTTCAACAAATTGCTAAAAAATGTAAAATAAGTATAAATAGTAATATTAAGGGTAATTCTCAAATCTCGAACATTTGAGAAGGCCACCGAAAGGAATGAAGGTGGTTGTCCCCTTACTAAATATTATACAGAAAGGAATGAAAAATGCACTATATAATTTACAAGATAACTAACAAAATAAATGGAAAAATCTACATTGGTCAACATATGACTAATGATCTAAATGATGATTACATGGGTTCTGGTATTGTATTAAGAAAAGAGCAAAAATATCAAGGTATTGAAAATTTTGAAAAGAAAATTCTTTATGTTTATGAGACATTTATCGAAATGGATCAAAAAGAAAGAGAACTTGTGACTATGGATTTCATCAAACGTAATGATACGTATAATATGGTTCCAGGAGGTTCTAGTAGAACCTGTATTTGTCCAGATTGTGGTAAAGAATTTACTATTAAGGTTTTTTCTAGACATTTAAATTCAAAACAATGTTTGAAAAATCAAAAGATAATAGAAATAGGTAGAAATAAAGGAGAATGTTTTCATTGCAAAATGGATATTTCGCTAATGACAACAAGTGCAAGAGCAAATCATACCAGATGGTGTGACAAGAATCCAAAAAGACAAGAATACGTTAACAGTTTGCAAGGTGAATCAAACCCAATGTTTGGAAAAGTTGGTTGGAAAAAAGGACTGACAAAAGAAACTGATGAAAGAATTAAACGTACGGGGCAAACTTATCATAATAGAATTAAATCGGGAGAAATTATTCCGACTTTTCTAGGAAAATCGCATTCTTTAGAAACTAAACAGAAAATTTCTGAGAAAATGAAAAAAATTAAAAATAATTAGATTTAATGGCGTGCTTGGCGAGACTCAAACTCACGACCTTCTGTTTCGAAGACAGACGTTCTATTCAACTGAACTACAAGCACATTTATTATTCTTCGTACAGTCCTTTTCTGACTTCCATCAACAGCTCGCCGAGATGATTACGACTATCTTCAAGCGCGCATCGAACACAGAAACAATTGCCCCAGAAATTGTCATGCCAGAAATTTCCTTCTATGATGAAATCATTTTTAGTTCTGAACAATCTGTCTGCCATATCTGGATTGGAAAACTTGATCTTCAGAATCTCTCGCATAACATCGAGTCTCACTTCGTCCCAGTCTTCCCGAACTTTTATTTCTTGTCCAAGTTTCTTAGCGGCTGCTGGGTTGCTGTTGTTCAAAAATGACATACGCACATGTGGGTCCAATGATTTAGCCGCTTGGTATGCGTGTTCTGCTGTCGGGTACTCAATGCCCTCGTAGAGTATCGGAACTGGCCAAAAATTGGATAACCAACGTCTTTTTCCTTTGAACTCACTAATTACTCCGCTGAACTTTTCAATTACATTCATTGTTATTTGCTCATTACTGGAGGTTCTTTCCAATGTGATAACTATCACAAAAACAACATTTGTATACACTGAAATAACAATTGTATTTTTTACTCATTGATGCTGCCGCTCTAACGGCTGATTCTCTTCTCGGATATTCTTGCTTTGGCAATCCAGTGCTCTGATTTACATGGCTATTTTGGTGAAACATTCCCCATGCGTTACCTGTCACAAAAAAATTTCTGAAAGCCCTCTCTACAGGTAATTGGTCTTTCAGTGCCAGATACACATTTCTCAATTTCATTACGAATTACCATCCAACCATTCCACCGTGTTCGATGACCAATTCGACATCATTTCTTCTGGACTTTTCAGTTCATATGTCTCGTTGTACAACAGAATAAATGCATCGAATAACCAATCAAGCATTGATTTTTCCTTGTGTTATAGGGTGTCTTCTCTTATGAGAATATTATACCAAAAAAAATTATATTTTTAAATTAATTGTAAAATAAATATATATGAAGTAATCTGAACTACAGCGAATAGTTCAGAAACTGGTGGTTAAGAAAACCAGCTGTCCTTCATAAATCAATTATACAAAAAAGGTTAAGAATCATGAATAAAAATAAAATCCCTTGCCCAGATTGTGGCAAATCAATAACTACAAATAATATTGGTAAACACCAAAATTCAAAAGTTTGTCAAAATTCAAAAATAATAAGAATTGATGAATTCTGTCAAGTGTTAAATGGTAAATATTTATGCCCTCATTGCAATAAAGAATATTCAAAAAAAGGAATAGCAACACATATTTGGAGAACTCATGGTGAAGGTCAAAACTTTACAGCAAATAACGATGGAAGAACTGCATGGAATAAAGGTTTAACTAAAAAAACTGACAACCGTGTTAAAGCAAATTCTATTGCATCATCAATAGTTTTTCAAAATCAAATTTCCAATGGTACTTATAAAAAAAGAATTAAAGGTGAAGAAGCAAGAAAAATATTGAGTGAGAGTCAATCAATAAAAAATACAGGCGGAAAATCAAAATGGTTTGAAGTAAATAATACGTTTGTACAAGGAACATGGGAAAGAGATTGTGCATTAAAATTTTGTGAATTTAATATAGAATGGAAAAAGATAAAGAAAGACATGATGACAATATATCAAATGGAAGGCAAATTAAAAAATTATACTCCAGATATTTTTATTCCGTCTTTAGATATGACTCTTGAAATAAAAGGATTTTGGTGGGGAAATGATGAAGAAAAAATGCAGTGTGTTTTAAATTCAAATCCAGAATTGGGAAATAAAATTTTTTTCGTATTCAAAAATGATTTCATTAAAATTATTAATGCAACAACAAAGGATGATATTTTAGTTATTCTTAATTCATTGACTTCTCTTAGAGATTATTTTACTAAGAGAAGTCAATCATAACTTTCACTTTAACAACTTAATGAAAGTATTATTTTGGTGCTCCCTCCTGGATTTGAACCAGGGACGCCGGGATTTTCAGTCCCGCGCTACTACCAACTGAGCTAAAGGAGCATATGACATATTTACTTACACTTACAGAGATTCGAGCTCATGATTTTCTCTTTTTGCCATGAGGTATAAAATTTAAGCTGCCTCACACACAGCTTCGGCCATTTCCTCTTTATCATCTTCCCAAGGTCCCGGACCATCAATCAGAAACCGAGGAAAATCAAAACCGGTCACATCACGCTCACACTGTTTGCAGAAGTCATGGTAGAAATCACCATAACCCATTTTGGAATCCGTATTCCCAGCCAACACCTGTCCGCAACTGCACTTACCTTCCGGATAATCTGGGTGAACCCATTTGTTCTCATCCATTGCTAGGTTTCCTTCTACGCAGACTGTGAATGATATTTGGCGCATCTGAGAAGATTTGAACTTCCAACCACAGCCTTCGCAAGACTGCTCTCTGTCCATTTGAGATACAGATGCATAAAATTATCTAATTGGATGGCCTCGCCCTGAGTCGAACTGGGATCGGTCGCTTATCATATCAAAACGCTGCTTTACCGTTAAGCTACAGGCCGACAAATTTTGGCGGAGAGGGAGGGATTCGAACCCTCGGGGCTATTACACCCGGCAGTTTTCAAGACTGCTGTTTTAAACCGCTCAACCACCTCTCCGTACTTTCAATATGGTCTCATAATACCATACTGTCCAACAAGTGTCAAGGAAAAAAATTCACTTCCTTGAAAAAATTTGGTGAGCCCACCTGGATTCGAACCTGGGACCGACCGGTTATGAGCCGGCGACTCTGACCGCTGAGCTATAGGCCCTTGCATTACATTTTGGTCCGAGAGGTGGGATTCGAACTCACGATACCACCGTTATGAGCGGTGCGCTTTGGGCCAACTAAGCTACTCCCGGATATTTTGTTTTTACTAAAAAATCTTCAACCGATACGAATGAATTTAATTTAGATATAGTAATTTTATCAACGATTGCTAAATTATTTGGAAAATTATTCCATTTTGCTTCATCTCGTTCAGTCTTGTATCCTTTTACTTCAATATAAAAATTAAGTGATGGTATAAAAAAATCAGGGAAATATGTTCTTGTACTACCACTCCATTCATATGGAAATCCTGATGATTCATATTCCCATCGAATATTTTGTGAATCCAACCATATTGCTAATTTTAATTCCCACTGTCCTTTCAACATTATACCATCGTATTCAATATTTTTTACTCTACCACAAACATTATTTTTCGTGTATGAATCATTATGCTGTTCAACTTTTTGTTTCATTATTTCTGAATGTGCTTTTTTTCGTTCTTCTGTCCAAAATACTTTATTAAATTTTATTGCTGCTTCAGAATTTTTTTGTCTTGTTTCTTCCGAAATTACTGGAAGTGGTAAACCATTTTCTCTAGCTTTTATAAATTGATTAGTTCCCGCATGTCCTTTTCTTTTGGACATTGCATCATACCATTTTTGTGTTTTTGATGACATAACACTATCTGTATTTTGTTTACATAATCTTTCGTGATTTATAAGAGAATTATGATTTTTACATACTTTATCACAAAATTTACAGTTCATAATAGTATTCTTTTTATTAATTGATATACTATTATTTTACAAAAATATATGAATTATTTTGATATTCGTATATAAAAGAAGCGTGAGAATGCAAAACCTGAAAAGGATACTCGATCGTTTGATACTTTATCATTAGATACTTTCATTGGTTTTGCCCTTGTGAATGGTCTACTTTGATTTATTTATACTTCATTATACAATTTTTTTTGAAGTTCTGGGAAATTATTTCCCGGCCTCCTCTTTTTCCTTCGCGATCTTCACCAACTGCCCAGCATACTTCATCATGGACTTCCGCACTGCTGCCATCTGCTTCGGAGAAAGGGTGCGACCAGCCAGAATCACTTTGGCCATCTTGGTGAGAAAGTCCGCATCAAATGCGGAGAATCCAACCTTGTTGTGGTCTTGGGTGGATTCGGTATTTTGTTCAGAAGCAGTCTGCCGGGCATAGATCGCCGACAGTCCGCGAGTAAGCCACCGATCATCAGTTCCAAGCTTATCTTTGACAAAGGCAACCCGTGCTGCATTGCTGGTCATTTCTTGGAAGGTGCTCATAGGTAGAATCTCCTCATCTGTTTGTCTCAACCAATGGGAAGAGTATACCAAACTTCGGGCAGGGTGTCAAGAAAAAAATTGCCCTCTTGGCATTTTTTTTATGAATAACTTAGATCATCAAAATGAATGGAAGGACGGTCGGGTTTCCATTTTTTTTATGAATAACTTAGATCATCAAAATGAATGGAAGGACGGTCGGGTTTCCATTTTTTTTATGAATAACTTAGATCATCAAAATGAATGGAAGGACGGTCGGGTTTCCATTTTTTTTATG